TATATGATTTCACGTTGTCGTGGTGCGAATGGGTATCCTAAACACATAAAATCCTCTACCAATCCAGGTGGAGTAGGTCATGTATGGGTAAAGGAAAGATTCATAGACATAGGAGCTTATGGAGAAATACACGAATGTAAACTAGAAACAGGCGAGAAAACAACTCGTTTATTCATACCTTCATTCGTAACAGACAATAAGTTTTTAATGGAAAAAGATCCGGATTATGTTAAACGATTAGACGCATTACCAGAAAAAGAACGTAAAGCTCTAAAAGAAGGTAATTGGGATATATTTGACGGACAATACTTCAAAGATTTTGATAGAAGTGTAAATGTTATAGAACCATTTTTGATTCCGGATAATTGGGATAGGTATAGAACATTAGACTATGGACTAGATATGTTAGCTTGTTATTGGATAGCAATAGATCCACATGGAAGAGAATATTGCTATAAAGAGTTATATGAGAATGATTTGATTATATCTGACGCAGCAAGACGAATCCTAGAAGTAAATGGAGACGATAAAATCAAATATACTTATGCTCCACCAGATTTATGGAACCGTAGAAACGATACTGGTAAAAACGCATACGATATATTTAGAGAAAACGGAGTTATTTTAACAAAAACTTCTAATAATAGAATTTTAGGATGGTATGCAGTACAAGAACATTTAAAAATAGAAACCACAAAGGATGAACAAACAGGAGAAGAGTTGAAAACAAGCAAGTTAAGAATATTTGATACTTGCATACATTTAATAAGAACACTACCTGTTATACAAAGAGATGAGAAAAATCCTAATGATTGTGCAAAAGAACCACACGAACTTACACACGCACCTGACGCAATCAGAGGTTTTTGCATAGAACGTACTAAAGCAACAAGAATTATGTCAGAAGAGGAATTGATGTATGAAGAATCTCGTAAACAGAGAAGAAGATTAGGAATTTTAGGCATAGCAGGAGCAACAGCGACAAGAGATTATATGAGATATGGAGGTTAATATGGAATATATACTTTTACTAATAATTATTGGACTAGGTGTACTTCTTTATTTAGAACATAAAAAGAACAATGAATTGATAGAGGGTTTAAAACAATCAATGAAAGTATCAACTTATCTATCAAATAATGTAGATGAGAAAAAAATAGATGAAGAAGTTGTAAAAAAAGAGAAAAAAATAAGAAAAGCATTCAATAATCTAATGGATTATGGATACGAAACAGCATTGAACGGTCATAAAGAAGAGGAGTGATATAAAGGGAAACAAAAGATTGGGAACTTTATGAAGCTGGTGTTTCATACAACCAAGCTATGTATGGAGCCGATAGAAACTATTATGACGTTATAGACACAAATATTGCGTTTGCGAGTGGAGATCAATGGAGAAATGTACAAGCAGATGGTCTTCCTAAGCCAGTTTTTAACATTATCAAGAGAGTAAAACAATTCAAAATAGCTTCCTTAAAGGGAGACGCAATAAGTGTTTGCATTCAACCAATGGAATATAGACCACAAACCAACGATATAGTAATGCAACAGAAGGTAAAGGACACAGATTTAGCAAATGCAGAGCTAAAAAACATCCTAGAAAGTGTTAATTTTGACGCAAAAAGTAGGACATTGCTATCAGATGGCTTTGATACAGGAGATTGGTGCTTACATTGGTACTTTGATATGGATGAGCAACCATTTAAAACGTATAGACCGGATGTTAGAGGTGTCATAAAATGTGAAATTATTGATTCTACCAATGTTTTATTTGGAAATCCTAATACAAGACAGGTAGAAAAGCAGCCATATATCATTTTAGTAGGTAGAGATTTAGTAAAAAACCTACAAGAAGAGGCAAAAGCCAACGGTGTTAAGGATGTTTCTTCAATTAGAGGCGATTCTGAGACGCAAAACCAGATGGGGGATAACGGAAAACTAGAAAATGACGCAAAAGGATACGAAAAAGCTCTATATATTATTAAATATTACAAGAAGAATGGAGAAGTATATGCTAATAAGTCAGTAAAAGGCACGTACATCTACAAAGAACGTAATACTAAGCTAAGTTATTATCCGATTGCTTTCAACAACTGGGAAGAGGTTAAAGGCTCTTACCACGGTCGTGCAGAAACGACAGGAATTATACCTAACCAAATAGCAATCAATAAAATGTTTGCAATGGTTATTTATCATTTAATGCTAACGGCATTCCCAACAGGAGTGTATGACGCAGACCGTATTGAAGGATGGACTAATGAAATAGGAGCACAGATTCCAGTAACGAATTTACAAGGGGATTCAATAAGAAATATAGCTGGATATTTAGAACCAGCACCAATGAGTACACAAATCATAGACGCAATTGAATTAGCAATGCAATACACTAAAGAAACTTTAGGTGTAGGAGACGCCTCCTTAGGAAATGTTACAATGAATAATGCAACAGCAATCATAGCAATTCAAAAGAGTGCAGCAGTACCTTTAGAGAACGTAAAAGCTGCTTTCTATGAGTTTGTAGAGGATTGTGGAAGAATTATTATAGATATGATGGGAACTTACTATGGAATAAGACCAGTAGTAGTAACAGGACCACTAAACGAAAGAACAGTTGAAGATTTCAATTTTGATACTTTGAAGGGAATGTGGTTACATATTAAGACGGATGTAGGAAATGCTTCTTACTTCTCTGAAGTAGCAAGTGTACAGACATTAGATAATTTATTAAACAATGGATTTATTGAATTTGTAGAGTACTTAAAACGTATTCCAGATGAGATTATTCCAAATAAGCAAGAACTTATCACTTCAATTGAGCAGCAAGACTTATATAAACAAGCTCTATACAATTTGATGGGTAGATTCCTAGATACATTACCACCAGAATATAGATCTAGTCTTACTCAATTAGCTCCAGAACAAATGGAGAAGAAGTTGTTAGAGTTAATGGGAGCACTAGGAGACAACACAGGATATAACACAGTTGAAGATATGGAGAACCCATTACCAACAGATGAAGAACTCGCACAAACATTACAGATGGGAGAGCCAGGAGCACAGCAATTACTTCAACCTGAGACAAATGTAGGAAGAAATGCTGCTGATAAAATGGGAGAACTCGAAGAAATTGGAGGACTTCAATCATAACTACCAATTTAATGGTAGTTTTCTGTTGCTAATAAATTAACTTCCCATTAGCAATAGAAAAGTACTATTAAAGTACTATGGGCTACCATACCCAAAGGAGGAATTATAAATGGAAAATGAAGAAATTGTAGAAAGTACACCAACCGAAACAATGGATTCAGATGACGACTTTTTTGCAGAGGTTGACGCAGAGGTAATGTCTGAGGAAACTACTGATGAAAGTCAAACATCAGAAAGTGAAGAAACTAAGGAAGTGGAAGAACCAAGTGAAGCTCCCAAAGAAGAATCAAAAACTGATGAGGTAGATTTTAAACCTTTGTTAGACGCATTAAAAGGAAAAATTAAGTATAACAAAGAAGAAGTAACACCAGAGTCTCTTGAAGATTTAATCGAAAATTACCAAAAAGGATTAAATTATGACAAGAAACTACAGGAACTTGATAATCTACAAAATAGCAAACTTGAAAAGTATGCTAAAACAAAAGCAGATGAATTAGGAATCACTGTGGATGAATACATGGATAGAGTAGAGCAATATGAAAGAGACCAAGAAAAAGCTCAAGAACAAGCTCGTATCGAAGAATTTATCAATAATGGTGTACCTGAGGATGTTGCTAAAGAAGTAATCGCTGGAGCTCAAGTAAGAAAACAATTACAAAAGGAATTAAACGAACTAAAAGCAGAGAGAGAAGAAGCTCGTAAAGAAGCTGAAAAGAATAAAGAATATGAAGACTTTATTAAAGAATTCCCTGATGTTAAAGTTGATAGCATTCCTAAAGAAGTATTTGAAGAAGCAGAGCACAGTGGATTAAGTAATGCTTATATGAAATGGCAATTAAAAGAATTGCAAAATCAATTAAGTATTGCAAAACAAAATGAAAAAAATAAAAAAACGTCAGTAGGTGGTGTAACTGATACAGGACCTACAAACGAAAAACATGATAAAGATCCTTTTTTAGAAGGATTTTTAGATGGATAAAGAAAGGAATGAGGAACAAGGGCAGTAAATTTAGCCGAAAAATATGAAAAGAAAGTAGATGAGGCATTCAAATTAGCTTCATTTACAGCACCATTAGTAAACAACGATTATAATTGGGATGGAGTAGATACAATTCACATTTATCGTATTCCAACAGTAGCATTAAATAACTATTCAAGAAGTGGATCAAACCGTTATGGTACACCAAATGAATTAGAAGATTATGATGATACTTATCAATTAACAACTGATAAGTCATTCACATTCACAATTGATAAAGGAAATAATCAAGACCAAATGAATGTAAAAGACGCAGGAAGAGCTCTAAAGAGAGAAATCGACCAAGTTATCGTACCTGCACAAGATAAACAAGTTTTATCAGTTATTGCAGCAGCTTCAGTTGCTAATAGTAACTATGGAACAGGAGCTATTTCAAAAGCAAATGCTTATGAAAAATTCCTAGACGGACAAGAAGCATTAGATAACAAACTTGTACCAACAGAAGGACGTGTTGCAGTAGTTAACACTTCATTCTATAAAGCAATTAAACAAGATAGCTCATTCACTAAGACTGGTGATATGGCTACTAAATTAGCTTACAAGGGTGTTGTAGGAGAAATTGATGGAGTACCAGTAATTAAAGTACCTAGCTCTTATTTACCTACAAATTGTGAATTTATTATCACTCACCCAATTTCAACTATTAACCCTAAGAAATTAACTGATTACAAAATCCATAGAGATCCACCAGGAATCAATGGTAACCTAGTAGAAGGTCGTGTTCGTTATGATACTTTCGTATTAGAAGGTAAAAAGGACGCAATCTATTCTCACTTCACATCTTATTCAGGATAAGATTATCAAGAGATTACCTCTTGATAAAAATGCACTGTATTTCAAAAATATTGTGCATTTTTCTGAGGAGGTAATAATATGACAGGAGAAAACGTATTTACAATAGCAATGGCTATGATAGATGAAATGTTATCAACAGGAGAATTAGACGCAGAAACAACAGCAGAATATAGAGGTAAAGCACCTGCTATATTAACAATGCTACAGAATGAACTTGTAGGTATTGATAATAGATATAGAGATAGAGCACATTATATATATCCAGTACCAATTGAGTCATTAGACCAAACATTTCAGATTGATGACATTAAAGCAAGTACTCTTCTTACAAACGGTTTAGCTGCTCATTTAATGTTGCATGAGGACAAAACCTTAGCGAACTTCTTCGAGCAAAGATACGAGGAAATGAAAGGAATGTTCTTGAAGCCAACACCTAGAACACCAGAGAAGAGAGAAGATGTATATGACTCTACTTTAAGATATTAGAGGTGATTAAAGGGCACAATTAGTTGTAAATAAAACGGTTAAACCAGTTATTATAGATAAGTTTTTAGGATTAAATATATCTAATACTGGAGACACGCAGATTCAATTAGGAGAATCTGGAGACATGACTAACTTTTTTATAACAAACGATTATAAATTAAGAAAAATTTATGGATATAAAACATTTTGGGATTTTGGTGAACCAATAAAAGGAATGTATGCTACAAATCTAGGAGGAACAGAATACCTTTTAGTAGCAGTAGATAGCAAACTATATTACTTTTTAAGAAGCGAATTAGAAGATGATTGGCAATCAATTGATGATGATAATGATCCAGAGACAGATCCTATTATAGGAGTAGAGCCTACATTAATAGGAACAATTGGAACTGGAGATGTATCATTCTTTACCTTTGATAAAAAAGTATATATCCTTAGTGGAAAATACCATAGCTGGGATGGAACAACATTGAAAGAGGTGGAAGGATATACACCTCTTGTTTTTATTAATACACCACCTGCTGGTGGAGGATTAGTCTATGATGAAATCAATATGCTATCACCTAAGAAACATCAAACTTTTAATGGAGATGGAACATCAACAACATTCCAACTAGCACAAAAAGGAATAACATCTGTTGATAAAGTTTATGTAGATGGAACAGAAATGACAGCAGATACAGACTATAATGTGAATCTTACTAATGGAACAGTAACATTTATAGGAAGTGCACCACAACAAGCTATGGATAATGTAGACATTTACTGGACTTTAGATGACGGCGATAGAAAAATCATTGAAGGCATGAAATTCGGTACAGTATTTGGTGGAGACTTAGATACAAGAGTATTCTTATATGGAAATCCTACTTGCCAAAATAGAACTTATTTTAGTGGATTAGAGGATGGAAAACCAAGTGTAGAATACTTCCCAGCAACAGCACAAGTAGACATTGGACCATCTAACTTTGCTCTTACAGATTTAACAAGACAGTACGATAGACTTTTAGCAACAACCAATAGACCAGAAGCATATTATATGACTATCGGAACAGAGCAATTAAGTGTTACTTTATCAGATGATTCAAAGACAACAAGATATGTACCAAGTGTGGGAACATTCCCATTAAACGAAGTACATGGAAATGTTGCTCCAGGTCAAGGGCAATTAATTGATAACTATCCGGTAACGGTAGATAGGAATGCCTTAGTTTTATGGAAAGCTACTAATGTTCGTGATGAAAAGAACATGGAAGACATATCACAAAAGATTAAAATAGATTTGATAGAGCAAGACTTAACGAATTTTATAACATTAGATCACCAATCAGATAATCAATTATGGTTTGGAAAGAATAATAGATTCTATATATATAATTATTTCAATAAAACATTCTCAAGACTACATTTACATGATGATATGGTACACATGGCAGATTTAGGCAATTCAGTTTATTCAGGAACGAATGAAGGAAAAGTAGTAAAATGGGGAGAAGAATTTCCAGACTTCGATGGAGTAACGATTGATTCACATTGGGAGATGTGCTTTAGTGATTTTGACGTTGCTTATTTAAGAAAATCTATGAATAGATTGTGGGTTTTAATGCAACCACAAGCCGTTTCAAGTGCAGATATAGGTTTTATTACTAATAGAAGTGAATCATCATCAAGAAAACACATTCAATACAAAATACAGTTATTTGATAATGTCGATTATTCAGATTTCTCATTCAATATTTCAAGAAATCCACAACCGTTCAGATTAAAAATGAAAGCAAAGAAATTTACAAACTTGAAAATAACGATAGACAACACAGAAAAAACAGATTGCACAATATTACAATTAATAATCAAAGTAGAGAGCTTTGGAGAAAGCAAATAGGAGGGGAAAAGGGAAAAAAATTTTGAAGTTGAAGTGCTAGAAAGACTTGCAAAAATCGAGTCTAAAATAGACGATTACAAAGTCTTTAAAGACAAAACAGAAACAGCATTTGTAAAATCTAATCAAAACGAAAAAGACATAGCAGAAATAAACGATAAAATCAAATGGTTAACAAGAACAATAGCAGGAGCGATCATAACGATTGTAGTAGGTGCTATTGTTTTCGTTATAAAAATGATGTAGGAGGTAGCTATGAAGAAAGCATGGGAAGACATTAAATCATTTGTTACTGTCGTAATGACAATAGCATTTATAGCTTTTACTGCTATGAAATACATAAGCGGAGAACAATTTTATTCTTTATTTCAAATTGTTATAGCATTTTACTTTGGAACACAAGTAGAAAAAATTAAACAACTAAAAGAAGAATTAGATAAAAAAGACAATGGTGTAGGATAGGAGAGTGATAGTATGGCATTAACAAAATTAACAGCAGATGTAAATAATATTCAAGCATTATCAGACAGACCAAATACAATTGATGGTTTAACATCATCGCAATTAAAAGCAAAGTATGATAAAGCTGGAGCGGACATTAAAACATACATAAATAGTACACTAACAACAGAATTAGATACTGCATTAGCGACAATTCCAGATACAAGTAATTTTGTTCAAACTACGGATTCAAGACTTACAAATTCAAGACAATGTAACAATAGTTTTGATAGTTGGTCTACTGCAAGAAGTAATTTAAAAATAACTTATGGAACGACACTTCCAGGAAGTGCAGATAACGGTGCAATATTCTTCTTGTACGAATAGGAGGTGTATTAAATGATTGCAGCTTATAAAGATACAACTTTATACAGTAATAATGGTTATGCATATCCGCTAGTTTCATACTTTGAAGAAAGAGATACAGATCCATCAAACGTATCTACTATATATTGTGAAGCTCAATTAAAAACAACCAATGGATATTGGAGCAGCAGTTATAATTCAACATTATCTATTTATTGGCACGATAATAAAGATTTTACAGATGTTTTAGTAAATTCTATTAATTTTTCTAGTATTCCTGCTGGAGGAATACAAAAAGTATCTGGAACAATAAATGTTCAACATAAATCTGATGGTACTTTAAGTGGATATGCTAAGGCTGTATTTACAAAGGGTGGAACATCTGCTTACACCCCAAATAGTGGAAATGTTGTAACAGATTTAACAGCATTAACTTCTATTAGTTTAGTAAAATTAAACTCATTCACAGGAACAAACATAAATGGAGTGTTTAAAGCTAATTACACTCCAATATCTGGGCAAGGATATACTTATAAATTAAGAATATCAATACCAAATGCAACAACATTACAAAGATATGACAATTATTCTTCTAATCAAGAAGTAACATTATCTAGCGATGCAAAGCAAACAATAAAAAGTTATACAACCTCAGGAACAATAAATTTAGGTGGAGTAATAGAAGTATATAATGGCGGAACAAAAATAAGTGAATCATCGGAAATTACAATAAGTGTATCAACAAAAGGTAATAGTGCAAGACTAAGAATTAACGGTCAATGGAAAGAGGCAAAACCATATATAAGAATAAATGGTCAATGGAAAGAAGCAAAGCCTTATATAAGAGTAAATAATCAATGGAAGGAAGGGATCTAAGGGCAGCATACGAAGAAGATTTAAACAGACTTAAAACAGCACAAAGGAATGCAGCAGTAGCAGATTTAGAAAACACAAGAAATCAAGCATTAAGTAATTTAGAAGCAGAAAGAGCTTCAAATACAGCTTTATATAATCAACAGAGGTCAACAGCAAATGCACAAAACAGAATGAATGCTAAAAATTTTCAAGAATATTTAGCAGCAACTGGAAGAGCAAACTCTGGACTTTCTGCACAAGCTAGAATGCAAAACGCAAATAATTTAAACACAAGTATAAATAACTTGAATGTAGGAGAGGCAGGAGCATTAGCAGACATTAATAGAAGATCTACACTTGCAAATGACGCATATAATTCCGGATTAGCAAGTGCTAATGCAACAATTGAAGCTAATTACATTCAAAACTTATTAAATGAAAGACAAAAAGAATGGGAGAGACAAATGCAAGAAAGACAACTTCAAGAACAAATCAGACAATTCAATGAAAATTTGGCTCTTCAAAGACAGCAATTATATTCAAAATATAGTGGAAGTGGTGGTGGGGGAAGTTCTTCAAAGAGTTCTTCATCTAGTGGAACAAAAGCAAGTAATGACGTAGCAATTAGCTCTGTATCATCTCCAGCTAAGTGGAGTTCTACAAAAGCAACTCAATGGTATGTTAATAACAATGTAGGAAGATTAACATCTAAGAATCAATTAGATTCAGCAATAGCTAGTGGACTATCAAGTGGTTCAATTACAAAAGATGACGCAAATAGGATTTATGCTTCTTATGGCATTAAATAGGAGGTGATTCCTATGAAAAAAAATGAAATAGAAGAATATATCAAGAGTAAATCTGTAACACAAGATACTTATGTTGCACCTACGGTTCAAAGAAATGTTGATAATAGGGCACCAGCATTATCTGCTGTTAGTCAAACAGTAAAGCCAACAACAGAAAAAAAAGGCAATATTCTTACAACAATAGGTAAAACATTAGTAAATATACCTACAAATATGGCTATAGGTGCTTTAAAAACGGTTGAAGGTGTTGCAGATACGGCTAGTGATTTGGTTTTTAACCCTATTGAAAGAGGAATAAATTACGGTATAGACTACATAACAAAGGGTAAAAAGGCAGCATACGAAAACTATGAAGACTTAAAGAAAATGCAACAAAGAGACATACAAAAAAATAGAACAGAAGATTTTTTAAATAAAACCGGATATAACGATTATGTAGATGAATATGAAAAAAACTCTTTAATTAAAAGAAATAACTTTGGTGGACAAGTAGCACAAGGTATTGGTGGTATGGTACCTTCTTTAGTTGTTGGTGGTGCTTATGGTGGAACAGCTCCTACTGAAAGTTTAAAAGGTCTGAGTGGAAAAGAGTTCTTAAAAACGGCAGGGAAGAATGTACTTACAACATATCAAAACCAATTACCTGCTAATGCTATTTTAGGAGCATCTAGCTATGGTAGTGGAATGGAAGAAGCTTTAAATGAAGGGGCAACATTAGAGCAAGCTAGGAAATATGGATTAACTAATGCAGCAATAGAGCAAGGAACAGAAATGTTAACTGGAGGAGTACCTGGATTAGAAGGAAAAGGCGGATTAGACCAATTTGTTGATCCGTTAATAAATAGAAATACTAATGGATACTTAAATGCTTTATTAAGAGCTGGTTATAGTGCAGCAGGAGAAGGATTAGAAGAATGGTCGGCAGAATACTTAGATGCTTTAGCAAGAAAAGGAATTTTAGGAAAAGATGTAGATTGGAATCAAGTTAGACAACAAGCTAGACAAGCTGGTCTTGTAGGTGCTGCAACAGGTGCAATATTAAATGCTCCAGAAACAATAAGCAATTTTCAAGATGTTAAAACGGAGAATAAAATAAGAAAAGCTATTGGAGATGCAGAATATGCAGAAGGAAATCAACAATACAACCCAGAATATAAAGGATGGGAATCTCAAAGAGAACAAAATATTATTGATAATGAGCAAAAGCAAATAGAAAACAAAGCTCGTCAAGAAGAAGTAAATAAAGCTAAAGAAACGGTTCAAGAAGCTCAAAAAGAACAAAAAGATATAATTACACAAAAAGCACCAGAAACAACTCGAGAAGAGATAAAAAACAGTGAATTAAACCCTGATATTAAATCTTTTGAAGACATTAAACAAGATTATAAATATTATAAAAATGCTGATTTAGAAAACTTTGATTCTACTATGATAGACAATGCTAAACAAGTTGTTGAGGCAAATAAGCAAGGAAAACGTACTAAGCAAGAATGGTTAGATGTTGCTAAGAACATGGGAATGCAAGCTGAAAATTTAGATAGTGAATCATTAAAGAAACTTGCATTTGAAAGTTTTGCTTATGAAAAACCAAACACAAAGGAAAATTTAAATAGGCAAGGCAAAAAATATGAATCATTTGGAATACAAGAATGGGTAAAAGCAGTTTATGAAGGTGCTGGTGTAGGCAAATCATTAAATGTAAATAATGATTTTGAAAGAGCAAAACAACAAGCAATAATGGATGAAAAAAATCAGCCTAAAGACATGACATATTTAAGCAAGGAAGACATTGAAACTGTAAATAATTTAGATAAAAGTGGTTTAAAAGGTCCGTTTGAAGATTTAGATGTTGAAATACCTGGATTAGAAAAACTTGAAACAAATAATAATGTTGCAGAAACAATAGAAGAACCTGTTATAAAAGTTGAAACAACAGGGGAAGAAGGAAAAAGACATTTTCAAGAATTGGGTGCTAATGATAAAGTAGCTGAAATATTAAGTGAAGTACCAAAACCAGAAAAGACAAGCTTAAAAGATAATGTAAAAGACACAATAAACGATTTAAGAAGAGATTTTGTTAGCAAAGGAGAAACAATTGAAAGACTAGCCAAAGAAACAAAAAACGAAAACTTAAATCATATGTATGATAGATTAGGAATAAGTAGAGGCGAAGCCCAAGAACATATTGGAAATATGCAAAGAGATTTAGATCTAAAACCTTATAAAAACTTTGTTAATGCAGATGGAAATAATACAACGATGTCTTTAAATGGTATTAGAGAAGATGCTAAAGTACATGGAATATCAGAACAAACTTTAAATGAATATTTAGCTGATTACTTAAATGTAGATAGGTATCCTCAAGGAAAGCCAGTAAGAGGGGATACTTATACAGATGTAATGTCTAAAGAAAATATTGCTAAAATAGAATCAAAACATCCTGAAATAAAAAGAATTGCTAATAATGTTTGGACATTTGAGCAAAATCAATTGCAAAACATGGTTGATAGTGGTTTGATTAGTCAAAAATTTGCTAATGAATTAAAAAATAGAAACCCTCATTATGTAAGAATACAAAGAGATGTAAAAGGATTTAGTAATAATCAAAAAACAAACAATACATCTAAAGGTGTACAAGTAAATCAGCAAATTGACACAGCTAAAGGTGGAAATCAAAATATTTTACCTATTATGGAGTCAATAGCAAAATATACACAACAAGTACAACAATCAGAAAGAGTAAATTTATTTGGTCAAGAACTTGCTAAAACGTTAAGTATGGGAAGCAAAGATAATTCTATAAGCTCAATAGTAGACGAAGAAAGTTTTGGAATAAACCCTGAGCTTTTAAAATCTAATAAAGATGGTACATACACAATGACAATATTTAAAGATGGGGTAGCTACAGTAGTACCTATAAATAAAGGAATTTATGAATCATTAACTCCTAACAAGATGGTTCAAGCTATAGAAAGTAATGAAAATTTTAAAAGAGTAACTTATGCACCAAAGAAAGTAAGCGAAATGTTTAGAGAATTAACAACACAAAAGAACCCAATATTTATGTTTACTAATGCATTTAAAGATATAGGAGATGCTCCATTCAACAGTAAATATACTACCGAATTTTTAAAAACTTATGCTAGTACAGAAGCATTAAGAGAAGTTGCTGGAAACGGAGTATATAATCAACTTTATGAAGCTGCTGGTGGAAAACAAAACTCTTATTTTAATAATGGAGAATTTGTAGATAAAACACAAACTACAGCAAGCAAAGTAAAAGATAAATTGCTAGCTCCTATTGAAAAAGGTAATGACATAGTAGAATCTACTCCAAGAATGGCTGAATTTATAGCTACAATTAAAGCCAATGGATACGAAGTAAATGCAGATGGAGAATTAGTAGTAAAAAATCAAAATAAAGTTAAAAAAAGCTCAAATGAAGTTTTAAATGAAGCCTTATATAATGCAGCAGAAGTAACAACAAACTTTAAACGTGGTGGAGATGTTGCTAAAATGCTTAACAGAAATGGTGCAACGTTCTTTAATGCTTCTATTCAAGGCTTTGATAAACAAGTAAGAAACTTTTCTGCACTTACATCAGGAGATAAAAAGCAAATTGTTAATTTATTAACAAAAGCATTAGTATTTGGCGTAGCACCAACAATGCTAAACGATGCAATGTATGACGATGATGATGAATACAAAGAATTACAAGAATATCAAAAAGATAATTACTACTTGTTTAAAGGAAAAGATGGACAATGGATTCGTATTCCAAAAGGTCGTGCTATGAGTGTTATAGGAAGTGCTGTAAGAAGAACAAAAGAGTTTTCATTAGGAGACAAAAAAGCATTTGAAGGATTTGGAGAATTTGCTGCAAATCAAGTAGCACCAAATAGTGTTTTAAATAATAATGTATTTGCTCCGCTTTCACAAGTAAAGAATAATAAGTCTTGGAGCGGAAATAAAATTATATCTGATTCAATGGCTAAAAGACCAACTGATGAGCAATACAACGAAAAAACTGATGAGGCAAGTAAAATTATAGGAAAAGCAATAAAAGATTTACCATTACCAGAAAGTATGAAAAACTTTAAATCTCCTTTAGCTATTCATTATTTGTTGGATCAATATACTGGAGCTGTAGGAGACGTATTATTACCTATGATTACAGAAAAATCATCATCAAAATATAATCCTTTAGTTGCTCCGTTTATTTCAAAGTTTACAGCAGATTCCGTTTATAGTGATAAAAGTGTAGGAAATTATTATGATAAAAAATCAGAAATTGAAGAAAAATATTATTCTGAAAAAGCCACTCCTATTGATAAAGCTAAAAATAGCTATATGACATCAAGAAATTCTGATATAGCTAGTTTATATAAAGAACAAAGAGAAATTCAAAATAATAAATCTTTAAGTAAATCAGAAAAATACGACCAAGCTAGAGAAAAGCAAAAAGAAATCAATAAAACAGCAAAAGAAATAGTAAAAGACGTAGAAAACATAGAAGAAAATGAATATTATCTAAAAATAGGAGATTATTACTATAAAAAGGTAATTGAAAATGGAGAAGTAAAATATAAAAGAGATACTTCTAAAAAAATACCAACCGAAAAATATGCTTTATATGATTACTTTAAAGAAAAGTATGAAAAAAGTAAGGAGGGAAAATAAGGATAAGAATAAACCCAGTAACAATGGACATAGAAATGGTCAAAAGAGATACTGGACCAATTGCAGTTAGACCAAAGGTAAAAGATACAGGGGAGTACTTTCTAACAGAAGGTGCTACTCTGTATTTTACTTTAAGAAAATTGCAAGATAGGTCTATTATCATGCAAAAGACAGCCACATCATTTGAAGATGGTGTAGGTACAATAACATTAGAGTCATCAGATACAGAAAACCTAGACGAAGGAACGTATGTTTATGACTTAGTAATGGTAAGACATGATGGAACAAGAGATACCCTAATTCCAGAAGGAAGGGATTCACTATATTTTGTAATTAAGAAAGGAGTGAAACAAGGGCAATAGATGTAGGAAATTTAATAGAAATTGAAATTCCAGCAGGTACGAGAGGTCTTCAGGGGGATAAAGGAGACAAAGGAGATCCAGGAAATACTTATGAACCACAGATAGGTACTACTACAACTTTACCAGAAGGTAGTGGAGCTACAGCATCAATAAATTATGATGTTGAACAGCAAATATCTTATTTCAACTTTGGTATTCCAAAGGGAGATACAGGGGCAACAGGACCACAAGGTCCAGCTAATACATTGTCTATTGGAACTGTAGAAAGTGGAGACAATCCATCAGCAACGATTACTGGAACATCTCCAAATCAAACATTAAATCTAGTTTTAGAAAAAGGAGATACTGGAGATACAGGACCAACAGGACCAGCAGGTCCATCAAACTCATTATCAATAGGTACAGTATCAAAAGGAGACAATCCATCAGCAACAATAACAGGAACATCTCCAAATCAAACATTAAATTTAGTTTTGCCAAAAGGAGATCCTGGATATACACCAGTAAAAGGAACTGATTATTACACAGATACAGACATAGAAGAACTAGAATCTAGTTTATCATCAGACGTGCATGATGAAGTTTCAGTACAATTAGGAAACTTAGTCAGTGCAACACCAATAGCAGTATCATCAGTTGCTAATATGACTGACACAACAAAAATATACGTAAATACTACTGATGGATATTGGTATTATTATGATGGTGATTCCTGGGAACAAGGTGGAGTATATTTAGCAAGTGCAAGTGATAAATATATGTCAAGCACAAGCTCGAACTCTTTAATGAACAAAACAATAACAGATTATATTGCGCAAACAGAAAAAACAGAAGAAATTGCATTTACTGAAAATTATTCAATAGATACATTAGGTTCACAAAGTCTAGGAACACCAATTAGTTTGGTACCTACAAGCAATTCTAGTTATCAATATGCTATTGTTAATTGCGAAGAAGATGATAATTTTGTTCTTAGTGGAGAAACATCTGGATCTACACAATTGTTATATGCATTTTTAGATTCATCAGATGCAGTAATATTAAGAAGTGGTACTTCTGCTTCTGTTAACGGTTTAATTGCTACTGCTCCTAAAAATGCCAAAAAAATAGTAATTAACGTTAAAAAAAGTAGTGCTAAACACTGTTATAAAGGAATAAGCAATTCGTTTAAAAGCAATGAATACATTAATTTAATCAAAAACGGAAAAATTGATATATCTTATAATTTCCAAATTAGACCGGTAAATACATCTGGAACAATTGGAAATACAATAACTTTAGATCCAGGCTCTACATCTGGTTATTTACACGCAATAATTGAATGTAAAAAAGACGATAAGTTTATAATAAATGTTAAAGGTGGAAATAGCCCAAGAGCCTATGCTTTTCTTGATGCTGATTATAAACTTTTAATGTTGTCTAAATCAAATACTACATTTACAAATTATGAGCTTGTTGCTCCTGAAAACAGCAAATGGTTAGTAATAAATACAACAACGTCTGGGGTTAATTATAAAATCGAGAAAAAAATAACAAGCTACGAAGATATATATAATTCCATATATGGAAAAACAACACCTTTAAAATTGCAAGATGGTAATATTACTACAAACGTTGATATTGGTAGCACTGTTAGTTTAACAGTTAATTCATCGTCAACTTATAAATACGATATTATAGAATGTGAAGCAAATGATGAATTTATTGTTACAGGAAAAGGTGGCAATAACCCTAGATTATGGGCTTTTTTAGATAGTAACAATAAATTATTATCTAATTCATTAGCTAATATACAAGGAAGTTATAAAATAAAGGCACCTATCAATTCTGCAAAATTGATTATCAATTTTAATACAGTTGCTTCTGGAGGATATACAGTTGATAAAGTATCATTACAAAACATTAATGAAAATAGTGTTTTAAAGAATGCAACAGACATAGAAGAATTAAGAGCCATGTATAATTATACAGATTTTAAGGAATTATATGCTACAGGAAACGATTACGTACACTCTTATGTATGTGGATTGAAATTTGCTGAAAATATAAAAAATCACATAACAGATTTTAAAAAGCCAGGAGATTTAATGGTACACGTTTCTACATTTGATATAATTGACAATGTTTTGTATGCAACTTACTATGCAAATACAAGAACAGCATCAGAAGATCCAACTAAGCATACAGCAAGATTCATTTACGCACAAATGAATGATTTAGACAATAAAACTTATATTGATTTGCAAGATGTAGGGGAAACTTTTGACGGACATACAGTACAAAAAATATATGATACTATTATGTTACATAAAGATAATGATACATTATATTTAATGTGGACAGCTCAACTTGATGGTGTTTATTACAGATTATACAGAACATATACAATTTCAACAGGAACATTAAGCTCAATTTCATACAACAATTTTAAAGTTGAAAATTCAACACAATTATTTTCAACATCAGGAATGTTAGATGCTTTTGAAGCTAATAATATTAATCATAAAGCACTTGCTGGCGATATAGGAATTATGCAAAAATTAACATCAAGAGTTGAAAATGAAGAAACTTATTATTATACTGGATGCTATGTTGGAGACTTTAACTGTATTATAAAATCAACAGATTTAATTACATGGGAATTTGTAGCACAACCAGATTTTTATAATAATTCACAATGGGAAAATGCAACATACGTTATAGGGAATTATGTTTATTATTATATGAGACAGCACAGCAATGTAAATTATGGCTTGTTAACAAAATATAACTTAACAACAAAAGTTTGGGACGAACCTGTTAAAGTGTATGATTGTCAATCAAGAAGTGATTTTTTTGAGTATAATGATAAATTATATTTAGTGTTTGCTCCTAAAAACAGAAATAATTTAGCAATAATGCAAATTAATCAAAGCGAATTATCATATAGTGTTATTATACAAAATGCAAGAGTAGCATTGTGCTTTTATCCGTTCGTTGTAAATCATAATGGAACATTATATATGTCATTCACATACAATAGACAAAATTTATATTTAGTAACATTTAATATAGATGAATTAGATAACAACGAAATGGATACTATTTTTAATAATTTAATAAATAGTTAGCAAAATATTTTTTTAAGAAAGGAGGTATTAAAATGGAAGAAGAATTAAAAGAAGAAATTGTCGAAGAAACAATTGAAGAAGTAAAAAAAGAAAATGAAGAAAAGCAAGAAGAAATTGAAGAAATTGCTGCATCAGAAGAA